AAGGTCAAAAAGGACTACGTTGCCACGGCGGGCGCTATGCAGATGACCGCCGTCAACGAGAACTTTGACCTCGTGATCGGCAACACCCCGTTCCAGCTGAACGAAAATGCCCACCGCCAGCTGGGATTGCAGCTGAAGATCCCGGCTCCCTACTACGAGCGGATGCGGGCAGAGAACCCCGGCTTGCTGATGGCAAACGTCAATGGCTGGTTCCAGCAGTCCCCGGACACCCGCCGCATGGTTCGTACCCTTGACGGCACCGCCCGCGCCATTCTCTCCGACCGCTACCGCCGCATCGACAACTACGAGGTTGCCCAGACGGTCCTGCCGATTATTTCTGAAATGCAGGGTGCCCGCATTGAAAGCTGTGAGCTGACCGATACCCGCATGTACATCAAGGTTGTCAATGAGCGAATCCAGACCGAGGTTGTGCCGGGTGACATTGTTCAGGCCGGCATCCTGATTTCCAATTCTGAGGTCGGCATGGGCAGCGTTTCCGTGAAGCCGCTGATTTACCGCCTTGTCTGCACCAATGGCATGGTGGCTGATGTGGGCGTTGGCAAGCGCCATGTTGGACGCATCAATGAAAGCGTGGATGGCGATTTCGGGATTTTCCGGGATGAGACCATCGAAGCCGATGACCGGGCGTTCCTGATGAAGATTGAGGACACCGTTCGGGCGGCGGTCGATGAAGCCCGGTTCAATGCACTGGTTCAGAAACTCCGGGATGCCAAGGAAGCGCCCATTCTCCCGGCGGCGGCTCCCAAGGTGGTTGAGCTTGCGGCCAAGGAGTTCAACATCCGCCAGAACGAGAGCGAGGGCATTCTGGGGCATCTTATCGCGGGCGGTGACCTTTCCCTCTATGGTCTGGCAAACGCTGTCACACGGCACGCGCAGGACGTGCAGAGCTACGACCGCAGCACTGAGCTGGAAGCCACCGGCTACAAGATCATCACCATGCAGCCCTCGTTGCTGAAGCGCTGGAATGAGGAGGTGAGCATCGTATGAGTGGCAGACACATGAATGCCCGGCCCAAAAGGCTGACCCGCAAGCAGAAAGAAGCCCTTTCTGCACATGGATGGGATTCCCGGCAGTACCTTTTCGTTCAGGACAGCCCGGATGTCGGCGGCTGGGTTCTGATGAACAAAACTACCGGCCATTATGTAGTGTTCAAAAACTGAAAGGAGAATGCAATATGGCACAGGATACCGCATTGCAGGTCATCGAACTTCAGCAGTTGCCTATCATTGTCGAGCGGCTTCACAGCGTAAAGGCAGACATTGAGCGGCGCACTGCCGAAGCCACTTCGCTGATCTGCACCGAAGAAACCTATAAGAGCGTCAAGGATGTCCGCGCCCAGATCAACAAGGAATTCAAGGAGTACGAAGCCCAGCGCACGGCCATCAAGAGCAAAATCCTTGAACCCTACAAAGCCTTTGAGCAGATCTACCGGGAGTGCGTGACGGAACCGTTCCAGCAGGCAGATGCCGAGTTGAAGCAGAAAATCACGGATGTGACCTCTGGAATTGTGGCTCAGAAAACGGAATCACTCATGGACTACTACGGCGAGCTGGTGGAAGTCGCTGATATTGATTGGCTGGACGATTTGACCTACCGCCCGAAAGTCAACATGAGCGACAGCCTGACCTCTTTGAAAAAGCAGGCAAAGGCATTCGTGGACGGCATTGTGGCCGACGTGGCCGCAATCGAGGGCATGGACAACGCCGCCGAGATCATGGTGGAGTACCGCAGCAATTTGGATTTACCTACCGCCATCAAGACTGTGGCTGACCGGCACAAAGCGCTGGAGGAACAGCGGCGGCGGGAAGAAGAGCGCCGCGCCCGGCAGGCAGAGCGGGAAGCCGCTGCCGAAAAAGCCCGCGCCGCAGTTGTGGCAGCTTCGGCGGTTGACTTGCCCGCCCCGGTGCAGGAGCCGTCCGAATTGCCGGAAGCCGGCACTCAGCCGGAACCCCAGCCTGAACTTCAGCCTACCCCGGCGGCTGAGCCTATTCTGATGACCCGCTTCTATGCAAAAGGCACCAAGGCGCAGCTGATCGGTTTGAAGAATTATCTGGAAAAGGAAGGTATTGAATATGGCAACTTATAATCAGATGCAGGTACAGCAGAAACCCAAGTTTTCCGTGGCAATCACCACCAAGGGCTACCAGTCCTTGATCTCCAACACTCTGCGCGACCCTGCCCGCGCCCGCCGCTTTACGGCCAGCATCACCTCGGCGGTGGCCGTAAACCCCGCCCTGCAGGAATGCGATGCCGGCACGATTCTTGCCGGTGCCCTGCTGGGCGAAAGCCTGAACCTCAGCCCGTCCCCTCAGCTGGGGCAGTACTACCTCGTGCCTTTCAAGCAGAAAGCCAAGTATGACCGCAGCGGCAGGATGATTCGCCCGGAGAGCGTCACGGCTACCTTTGTTTTGGGCTATAAGGGCTATATCCAGCTGGCCCTGCGCAGCGGCCAGTACAGGGAACTTGACGTGATGGAGATCAAAGAGGGTGAGTACCTCGGCAAAGACTCCACGACCGGCAAGGCAAAGTTCCAGTTCATTGAGGACGACGATCAGCGGGATGCACTGCCCACGGTAGGCTATATGGCCTACTTCGAGTACCTCAACGGCTTCCGCAAGGCGCTGTATTGGTCGAAAGAGAAGATGATGACCCACGCTGATACTTATTCCAAGGCTTTCAGCCGCAAGAGCTATGAAGACCTGATGGCGGGCAAAGTCCCGGAGAGCGAGATGTGGAAGTATTCGTCCTTTTGGTATAAGTCGTTCGATGACATGGCAAAGAAAACCATGCTTCGACAGCTTATTTCCCGCTGGGGTGTTATGAGCATCGAAATGACGAAAGCCATGGAGAGCGACAATGCCGTGGCAACGGTGGCCGACAACAACGAGATCGTCACTGAGCCGGAACCGATGCCCGACGCATCCGAACAGCCGGAACTGCATACCGGGAAGCCTGAGGTGGGCGATGGGCAGGCATTGCCCCATGTGGACATTGCTCAGAGCGAACCCACGACCGCCGAGCCGGTGGTTGACCTCAGCTCGTTATGATCGACTACAACATCATCGCAACTGGCAGTAAAGGCAATGCGGTGGTGATTGACCAAAAAATCCTGATTGACTGCGGCGTTTCGTTCAAGGCGCTGTCGAAAGTATACCGGGCGTTGAAGTTGGTTCTGCTCACTCACATTCATGGTGACCACTTCCAGCCGACAACGCTCCGGCTTTTAGCGGAAAAACGCCCCACACTCCGCTTTGCGTGCTGTGCATGGCTGTGCAAGCCGCTGGTGGATGCAGGGGTGCCGGTCTCGCAGATTGATGTTCTGGAGCCGGGGCACATGTACGGATACGGCATCTGTAATGTCAGGCCCGATATGGTCAAGCACAATGTTCCGAACTGCGGGTGGAAAGTCTGGCTCCAGTCAGGAAAGCTGTTTTACTGCACAGACATGAACAATTTGAACGGCATCACGGCTCCAAACTATGACCTGTACATGGTGGAAGCCAATTACGATGACGCAGAAATCCAAGCCAAAATTGCTGAGAAAAAGCTGAACGGTGAGTACATTTACGAGCTGGGCGTGCTGCACAACCACATGAGCCTTGCCAAGATCAATGACTGGTTATATGCCAACATGGGGCAGAACAGCGCCTATATCTATATGCACTGCCATCAGGACAAGGAGGATGCCACATGACCGGACGGCTGGTGGACATGGCTTTTACCCTCGGCGGGAAACAGCGGGTCACGCTGGAAATCAACGGCGACTTCCGTGAAATCTGGGACAAGCTCCATCAGGAGAAGGTTCTGGACGTAGAAATCAAAAAGCACAGGGAAAAGCGCAGCCTGTCGGCAAATGCGTATTTCCACGTTCTGTGCAACAAGATTTCTGCAGAAACCGGCGAGAGCGAGGATGCTGTGAAGCGGCGGCTCGTGGTTTCGTATGGAGCGCTGGCCCGCGATAAGGACGGCAAGCCTGTTGGCCTGAAACTCCCGCCGACCGTAGATCCCAGCGACTTTTACCCCTATGTCCGGCTCTATGAAACCCGGCAGGAAAACGGCAAAGACTACTCCTGCTATTTTGTCTACAAGGAAAGCCACAAGATGGATTCAAAGGAATTTGCCCGTCTTGTGGACGGCGCAATCGAAGAAGCCAAGGAACTGGGCATCCAGACGGATACCCCGGAACAGCTGGCTCGTTACAAAGAAGAATGGTCGAAATGACCGGAAAGGAAAAATTATGAGTACGTATGGCGCAAGACCGGAAGTTATTGCAATTCCGGTGGATGAGTACAAGGAATTGCTGGCAGCAAACACGGAGCTGAAAATCATTTATCACAAGTTGGAAAGCTGCACTATTACCACGGAAAAGTACACATTTCACGAGTTCGTTCAGAACATGCATGATGCGTTGCATTCGGTGGAATTGGACGCTGAAGCTCCTGCCCCTGTCATTCCGGGCATGGTTGAACCTTTGGCGGCGATGCACGCGCAGGGAGCAGAGAGGTTGACCGATGCTGAACAGCTGTGATTTTCAGGGGCGGTTCGCCGCTGATCCTGAACTGCGGACCACCCAGACGGGAAAGCAGGTGGCAAGTTTCCGCATGGCGGTTGACCGGGACATGGTTGATGCCAACGGCCACCGCCCTACGGACTGGCTCACCTTTACCGCATGGGGCAAGACGGCGGAGTTCGTCAGCAAGTACTTCCGCAAGGGGAGCGCCGCTGTGGTTCATTCCCGCTGCCAGACGCGGCAGTATGAGGATAAGAACGGCAACAACCGCACGGCGATTGAGTTCGTGGTGGACAACATCTATTTTGCCGGGCCGAAGCAGGACAACCAGCAGGGGACCGTGGATGATGGCGGGACGAACCCGCCACCGGCAACCTATCGGAACCAGCAGCCGCAGCCCCAGCAGATGGGCTTCGCCACCCAGAACCAGCGCCAGCAGTGGCAGGGGGCGGCCGATCATCCCGGCAATGTTCAGGTCAGCCAGAGCTTTTCTCAGGGCAGTGACGATGATTTCTCGGTTCTGGACGATGCCGATGATCTGCCGTTCTAAGGAGGTTCATTGATGGCAACTGGTAAACGGTATTACTGGATAAAGCTCAAAGATAGTTTCATGTCATCGGATGAAATTGACTATCTTATGAGCCAGCCAGACGGTGCCAACTATGTTGTTCTCTATCAAATGCTGTGTCTCAAGACCATCAATACAAACGGTTGTTTGGTTTCCAAAATCGGAGAAATGCTCATTCCCTACGATGCCGAAAAGATTCAGAGGGAATGCAAATGGTTCCCTCTGTCAACCGTCCGTCTGGCTCTGACTGTTTATAAACAAATCGGCTTGATTTTTGAAAACCCGGACGGAACACTGTCAATCTCTGATTATCAGAACATGATTGGCAGTGAAACCGACTGGGCGGCGAAAAATCGCAGAATTCGTAGTAATGCTGCGAACAAGGAGCTACAAGAGGGACACGACACTGGACACACAAGTGGACACAATGTGTCCAGTGATGGTGGGGAAAATGTCCCTACAGAGAAAGAGATAGAGAAAGATAAAGAGATAGAGAA